GTCTTTACGACCTGTGGGCTTACGCCTCTACTACCTTTTCAGTAGTAGACCTCCCCTAGGGGTCTAATTATTAGTTAGGTACTCGAAGTTTATTCCTGTATCTTGCAGTGCCCTGTTCAACTCCTGGTAAAATTTCATTTTACTAGAGGCTGAGATAGGACGTACCCGAGGTTTCTCGGATATGTCCGGTACTGCTGGAGCCAAGCCATCAAAATGATCCATAGCCTCTTTGATGAATGTGTAAACATTCTCGAAGGAGGCTTCACGATCAGGAGGAAAATTAACCAGCTCAGGTTGAGCTGTATTCTCCTCTATAGTGATCTCAATAAAAGAGTTCATATAATGGTGGAAGGCAGGAGTGTCTCGATTGATACCGTTTGATGGGTCTCACACGAGACTACCTATCTTCTCTATCAATTCCTGGCTAGTTTGTTGATTTTGGTAGAAATACCGAATGATTCAACGATTAATAACCCTAGAAACACAATCAGCTACAACACGTAGCTCGTCCTTTGTTAGCGATCTATCTCCCAGAAATGGTGATAGACCAGCAGAGGGTAGTAGGCCCAGAGGGCCTATTAACTCCCAAAGGATGGGTCTAGAAACTCTAGTCTCGTCCTTTAACAAAGATTCGACTGAGAGCCCCCGACCTATCATATCTCTAACTAAGGTTGGAAGTGCCTTAAATTGACTCATTAATAATGTAATCAATTTAGGAGGCAATGGAGACAGGTCCGTCTCGTCTTTAATAAGACGTTTTGCGAACTCTGCCACTCCAATGTCAGACTCCAGTGATTTCGACAAATTAATGTCGACCCCATAATCTGTCATTAGGGAAAGGTACGACTTTGCAACTGCAGAATCTGCAATGCAAATATCGTCACCTAGTAAGGCGTAGTCCCTGAACATAGTTCTGTGACCTACCCTACTTGCTGCCACTTGGACTATCATATGATGAGTCAGTGCCAACATACCCCATGAAGAAAGAGCACCCATTGGTTGCCCTACAGAATACAGATAAGGGATACCTTTATGGTATCAAGGTCTCTCAACTAAGAGACCTTTTCAAGCCTTAGCAAATGATTCCCCGAATAAACGGGAAAGAATTTGTTCCTGTAATGTGATAGGCAACCGATCGGTTGCAGCAGAGAGATCATAAGAATAAAAATTCTTAAGACCTCGTGAGAGTAAAGCATTTAAAGGCTTTAGCTGATCAAACGTACCATCCATAGGTATTCTTTTAAGAAAACCGAAGATAGCATGATGTAAGGGACTCAGAAAACTCTGAGTTCAAACATCAGTGATCGCGAAAACTCTCACCTTACCTGCTGCTTCTTTCTTCTCGGACAGCTTACCGAGCTTTAAATCCCTAGTGTACTTACTTAGGAGTTCTTCCTTCATAGTAGAACTTCAAGAGCCCAAATTATTGATCTCTTCTTTAAGAAGGGAAAATAAGGAAGGCGCAGTGACAGCAGATACTGTCTCAGCATAAGATAGAAGACGAGAGTCTTCACTAAACGCTTTAGCGTCTAACGTGGCCCCAAGGGCCGCGATCTTATAGTTGGGTCCAGATTTGACCGACGGTATTAGAAATTTGTTTTCTTCTAGTACCATTGATCCTTTAAGACGCAGCATTTTGAAGCCCTTCTCTAATTCAAGAGAGGTGAATCTATCTACTGTACCTTTAAAGGGGTCGGTTATAGTCTGAAGCTTCAAAGTAGAAGCACAGTTTATAACTCTGTACACTGTAAGTAGGGATAAGACTGCTCTAATAGTATCAAAATTTGATTTTTCCATACGGACCCGAAGGTCCCCTGGAACTATTAGAGGTAAGCCTCTTCGAGTAGCAACTCGAGGAAATGTTGTACAAGTCTCTTGTTGCCCTCCGATAGCCTTCATCGTTAAACGATGACTTTCCTTTAGGTACATTACTGTAAATAAAGGTCCGTTTGAATTATGCATTCGCTTAATTCGCAAGGCCAATTCGAACAACGACGACTTCTCGTCATTGCTAGCTAATAACCAGATAAGTAGACGAGTGAAACGAGGAAGCTCCTTTATATTAAGGAACTTCGTTCCACCCTCGACTCTTTTAAACCCGAGGTTCTTGACTAATTTCATGTGATTTTTCATGTGAAGTTATTTTTGGACATCAGGTTTAATGAGAGATAGGTCGTGTGCTGCGTACAGGGCGTGCCTAACTCCCAGCGACAATTATTCAGCCGCTTAGTCTACCGTCCGCGGAGGCCTTATAAGCATACTGGATAGCCTATGGGTTCCTCTTAATTTTTCGGAAACGCGGGTCTCACCAATCTCAAAGAGAAGGAGACGGTCGGGCTCAGACGGAGGCTGTTTAGATTCTAAACAGCGCTTGAAGCTTAAAGGCT